ACAATTTATCTTGAATATAATGAATATAATTCACAAAAATGTTGTAATAATAATTTAAAATTTCCATTTTAATCTATATACTATATAGTTTATATAAATGTTTATATAAATATTTATATAAATGTTTAATATATATAATGTTGAAAAGATCGATCAATCATAATAAATTAAAATTTCTTTTCATCTCGATGGCAATTTTTTCCATTGTTTATTTAATTTTTGACGATAATAATTTTAGTGGTGTGAATTATATCAAAGAAAAGGTAAAGGATGAGGTTTTTAAGAAAAAAGTGGAGAAAAATATAAAGAAGGAAACAGATAAAGAAGGTTTTTCAGAGGTTAATGATTTAGAAACGAAAATTGACGAAACTGTAAAATCAGCAAAGAACGAAATCGAACAAGACGAGCTTATAGATGAAAAAATGAATGTGTCACTTGGGCAAAAATTATTTAATCGCATCTATTTTTCCATTTCCACCGGAACACTTCTTGGATACGGTGATATTTATCCAACTACTAATTTATGTAAACTTGCGGTTATGCTTCAAACGTTGATTACTATTTCATTGATTATATACTAATTGTTTTGCCGTTTCCTTGATTTTTTTATTATTTTTATTAAATTGTTTTACTTCTTGTATTATTTCTTTTGGATAATCCATCTCTTCTAATATTTGTAATGCTCCATGAACTTTGGATATTCCTTTTTTCAACTTATACGTGTATATATGTTTATCCGTTTCTTGGATCACATTCATTTGATAATTCTGAATGTGTTCATTTTTTTTTAGTTTCGAACATATTTTATTATAATGTGTAGTTAATATGAAATCAACATTTTTATATGTTGTTAAATATTTTAAAAACGCATATCCTGTCTTTGTTGCTTCTTCCGGATTTGTTCCTGAATACAATTCATCGAATATACCATAATGACGACTTGTATTGGAGTCACTGTTGTAAATGATGTCAATTATTTCCTTACATCGTCTTGACTCTGCTTGGAACAAACTATCTCGCTCAGATGTATCAGGTATATTTAAATACGAGTGAATATGTGTATATGGATGAATGGATCCTGATTTATAAAACCCGCACCCGATTTGCTGTGAAAATATAATATTTAATGTCGTCGTTTTCAAAAGGGTTGTTTTACCAGAAGCATTTGGTCCGGTAATAATCATACTTTTCTTTAAATCGCAATTATTTTTCACACATTTTTCATTGTTTATATGTAACGGATATGATTGCTCTTTAAACGAACATGGACGTGTATTATCTACTTGGACATTATGAATAGTTCCATCTTCCATATGCTTCTTTATGCCACGTAAATTGTCCAAGAAACCTTCGAATCCAAACGAATATTGGAATGTTTGTTCAAATTTCTTATTTGAATGAAATTCATAATATATACGTAATAAATTACCCACATCTCCTATATCAAATAATGTAAATGTATCTGTGTCGTGTTCTTTGACAAATTCATACATTTCGGTTAATACATTTATATGCTGTTTAGTTGTTCTACAAAACGGAGTATAACTAGGTTTATCACAATGTACTTCCACAAAATCACCCATATTTTTAATAGATTGTCCAAGATATTGTTTTAGAAATTGTAAATGCCCACTTAATTTTACAATATTATTATAAAAATGTTTACATGAAACCACATTTTGATAAATTTGATAGCAAAACATAAAACATGCCAATAAAAAATAAATGATGCGGTCAAACGAAAGTGATGATAAATTCGCAATGGTTTTTCCAATAAAATGATGTTTCGCAATATCCTTCAAAACACTAATATACATCGTCATATCAATGGGGATTTTACGCAATTTCAAAATAATAAATGGAAATACTAAAAATACAATAGGTAATAATAGACTTATTGCGGGTGACATCATGTTCATTACGGACATGATTTGTAAAAAACTGGATGATTTGTTTAATATTTTTAAAAAATCCCACTCGATATATCCATATTTCTCCAAGAAATAATCATTATTTACCTTGAGTTCCTTATATATAGAAAGTAAACGATCTGTATCAAACTGATAGTCGGGTGCTGTGTTACTTTTTAAAATTACTTGTTGTGTATCTAATAGGTATTGTTCGTTTGAAGTAAAATGTTTTTTCCATTCTTGAATCATATTTTGTCCAAGAACATGAGAGGGTTGAAATAATTGGTCGTATAAACTAGTATCTCCTTTTGATTCTACTAATTCTAAATCTTCGGTTACAATAGGGGAAAGTTCATGTAATGTGTCGGGTTCCATATAATCGATAGGTAGTTGAAATGGACCATAAATAGCATCATTGTGTTCATATGTATCAATTGTATCACTATTATCAATATCTAATGTTTCCGACATCATATTATCTAAACTCTCTTTTGTATATTCTACAAAGTTGGTTGCCCAAAGACTCATTATGTTAAATATACAAAATTAAACATAATGTTTTACGAATTTATACCATTAATTATTCTAAGATTTAAGCAATTATATTTTCAAAGGATGAAGGCAATTCATTAATCGTCGAACCGTAATGTTTTTCAATGTTTTTCATAGTACTCACATCTTCGCGCGTAATGAAATTAATTGCCATCCCCTTTTTCCCCCAACGACCACTTCTACCTATACGATGTAAATAATTGTGAACACATCGAGGAATATCAAAATTGATCACAAAACTGACTTGCTGGACATCAATTCCACGCGCCGTTACATTTGATGAAATGAGTACTCTATGTTCACCTGATCTAAACGATTGTAGAGATTGATGTCGTTCTTGCGTAGTCATATTACTGTGAATACAACATACCGCACATCCATCTTTTTTCATAGCATCATATAAATCAATGACACGATTGACACTATTCGCATAAATAATAGTTTGATTAATCGTAAGTTTGCTAAACAAATCCATTATTGTCGCATATTTTTCATGATCATTTGATAGAGCAATATAAAATTGTTGAATTCCTTCCAAATTCAGTTTTTCTGCTTCCATAGTAATACGGGTTGGTGTTTTCATAAAACGTTCAGTAAGTTCTAATATCTCTCTCGGAAGTGTAGCACTAAAAATAGCTGTTTGAATATCCTCTTTGAATGTTGAAAACAATTCTCTTATATTCTCAATAAATCCACCCGACAGCATTTCATCTGCTTCATCTAAAACAAATAGTTTAATATCTTTTGTTTGAATGTTGCGTCTACGAATCATATCACTCACACGCCCGACGGAACCTACAATTACATGAGGGACATTATTACGTAATTCGTTTGCATCATCCGATACTGATGTTCCTCCCACAAGGAGTTTTATCTTTAGACCATCCATCATACTCCCAATTGAAGAAATTACATCATAAATTTGTTTTACTAATTCATGTGTAGGCGCAAGTATAAGTATCTGTGTTGTGTTACTCGATAAATCTATTCTCTGTAACGAAGAAATTGTGAAAGCACCTGTTTTTCCGGTTCCGGAAGGTGCTTGCGCAATCACGTCTTTTTTTTCAATAATTGGCATTATTGCTGTTTGTTGTATTTGACTTGGGTTTTCAAAGCCTCGAGAGTAAATACCCCTCAAAATATTATCATCCAAATCAAAATCATCCCATTTCGGGAAAACTTTGATTTCTTCATTTTCTGTACTCTCTAGATTAGTTTCCATTAGTTAAATACATAAATTATTATTTAACTTGTTTATCCGTAAATAATATAAATAATAAGTATTATATATATATAGACGATGACAACAGTGATACAATACAATTTAGATGATATTCAGTCTTTATACGAAAAAAATAATTATGATATTTTAGATAATGTTAAAGATATTATTTTGAATTTAGAGAAACTTATTCCCGATGAACAATTACAACAAATCCCTTTGGTCCGAAGTGATAGAAGTTATGATCGAAATAAACAACGAAACCGTCGTCAACGCGGTGGTGTAACTCGTGCAGATAATTGGGAAGCGATTCGCGATTTTAAACCAACTGAGAAAAGGGAGGTCATTGGTTTAGATAAAGAACTAAATGAATTACGGTCGTTTTTAAACAAAATGTCTAAAAATAATTATAATGTCCAAAAGGATCTTATTATTGTTAAAATCCAAGAACTTTTTGACAATGAAAACATGACGAATGATGATATAAATAAAGTGGTAGATGGTGTATTTGAATCATGTTGTACAACTAAATTTTTATCCGAGATATATACCGATTTATATGTTGAACTTATCGGTCAACACGATATATTTGGTAATAAGTTAGATAATTTCATCGCTCGATTTAAAGACAGTTTAGATACTATTAAATATGTGAGTCCCGATGACGATTATGATGGATTTTGTAATAATAATATCATTAATGAATCACGAAAGGCAAATAGTATGTTTATTGTCAATTTAATGATTCGTGATATGATTAGTCAAAATGATTTTTTAGATTTATTGAAATTAATGCAAAATATATCTTTAGATTATATTAATCAAGAAAATAGAGAACACGAGGTTGAAGAAATTACCGAGAATATTTTTATACTTGTTACGCATTCGAAACAAATATTGGGTTCACAAGAAGCATGGAATCCCATTAAGGCACATCATTCGCATTTTATAACTCTAAAGACAAAGGATTATCCAAGTTTATCAAACCGGTGTAGGTTTAAATATATGGATATGTAGGTATTTCATTTTCATTATATAAAATATAAGATAAATATATAATGAGAAATCCTTGTACATCTTGTCCCGTTTCTTTACTATACAAACCGCCTATTTTACCATATTGGTATAGGAAACCTTTATATTCAAACAACGCACTTGTATTTTATAAATCAAACAGTTTACCCTCTTGTGGCGTTGGTTCTGTTGTAAATTCTCGCGCAATTGCTCGACGAACATAATTATTTTTTTCGTTTTTTCGTATCATAATAAGTTTTTTATTATGTTAGTCATCCCACGAAACTAATCATATTCTATAAATTATTCCTTTTTAGGCGGCGGTGGACCTCATCCACCTTTCATTAATGTAGAACGTTTAGGTTGTAGAAAATACAATGTAATTGCGATTGCGATAATAAATACATACATCCACAATTGACTAAATAAATTTACCACAAAATCAATAGGTTCGTTGAATTGTAAGTAGGGGACGTGAAATTGACTCACTTCTAAAGGCGACATCCTTATATATTATAAATACGTTTTATTTTGCGTATATGAAAGAAATACAAATATCACTAGACAATATATATATGGTATATTCCAATTTAAACTCGACTATTTTTTATAAAGAATCCGGAATTATTGATAATGAAGATATTGGACATGAATCAACATTATACGAAATGGAACTGTTTAATAAACAAATTATTATATGTTTTGGTAAAATAAAACATACATTTATTCAACGTAATGTTGTATATGTTCCTATTTATTTAGTCGTTCATCATAAAACAAAACAACAAATTGGACTTTTGGAATTTAATAAAGATGAGACTTTAGGTTTATTTGATGATGATAATGAAATCGATTTATCTAAAATATTACAGCCAATTTTGTTTGGTTTCGTCGACGAGGAATATATTGATCGTTCTGGGTCAAATTCATTAAATATGGTAAAATTACAACAAAGTGTTGAAAATAATACAATTGAAGATAGTGTTGAAAATATAGAAATTAATATCGAAGACAGTGACGACGAAGATGATATTCATAGCGTAAAAGTGAAAAGTTCAAAATTATCAGGTGAAATGAAAAAGGCAAGTCAAATTTTAGAAAAGGGAATCTTCAGTATTGATCCGAAAATAAAAAGACTAAATCCTCTTATCGAGGAAACACAAGAAATTGCCAATGCTATAAAAGAAAACTACGAATCTTCGCATAAAAATAATTGGATTCAAGAGTATATGAAAAATGAATATTATGGAATTCATGATGTAGAAAGTAATGGCGATTGTTTTTTCGCAGTTATACGCGATGCGTTTCAACAAATTGGTTATAAAACAAGCGTTGCTAAACTTCGCGCCATTGTTGCCAAAGAAGTTACAGACGAGGTTTTTCAAAATCATCGCATTTTGTATAATGATTTGAAAGGAACAATTAATGAATATAATAAAGAACTTAAATCAATTAAGACAAATATTGAAGAAACGTTAAGTAAACGCGCAAAAAAAGCGATCGATAAAAGCGAACTGAACTCTATTTTACAGGAAACCGATGGTCTCAAGCAAAAACATAAGGAAATTATGCGAAATAAACAGGCCGCACAATCCATGATTGACGAAGATCTAGGAAATTTGCAAGCAATTGATAGTGTAGATAAATTTCGCGAATTTATTCAAACATCCGGGTTTTGGGCAGATAGTTGGGCAATATCGGTTATAGAATATAACTTGAAAGTAAAATTCATTTTACTTTCGGAACGTTCCTTTTTAGATAATGACTTGTATAATGTATTACTTTGTGGAGAAGTATACTTAAAAATCCAAGACGAAGGCAAATTTGAACCAAAGCATTATATCATGACCACATTTAGCGGAGATCATTATCGGTTAGTTACATATAAAAATAAACGATTATTTGATTTTTTCGAAATCCCTTACCATATTAAAGCATTAATAACAAATAAATGTTTGGAAAGCAATTCCGGAGCATTTGGTGTAATTCCCGAGATAAAAAATATGAAATTGAAAATGGGATTGGACGAAGAAGACGAAATTGTAGAAGATTTAGAAAATAGTTCTATTTATAATAAAGATGTTGTCTTTGTATTTCACCGCAATTCTAGCGGATCTTTAAAGCCTGGAATGGCAAAGAATGTAAAAGAAACTATCCCTTCAGACAAAAGATCGGATTATATTAGTTTGTCCAAGATTAAAGATTGGAGGCGTAAATTGGATGATACATGGACAGAAGCACCTTTTGATATAAATGGAAAAAAATGGATCTCTGTAGAACATTATTATCAATCTTCAAAATTTCAATTACATAACCCTGATTTTGCAAACTTATTTTCATTGAATTCGAATGAAAGTGCTATTGCGAAAGATGTCGATTTAGCTATTTCTGCCGGAAGTAAATCCGGACGCGCCACAGGAAAGGCAAAATCAAAGGTAAAAGGGGATACTCTCTTACGACCAAAAGGAATTGAAATTGATCCTCAATTTTATGGGGAACGTAGTCAACAAGAACGTATTAAAGGATTACGTGGAAAATTTAGTAATGAAGACATGAAGAAAATATTATTAGCAACCGGCGATTCGAAATTGGTTCAATATAAACACGGATCAAATGGAGAAACTGATCATATGTTGATGACAATTAGAAGTGAATTGAAAGGTTCAATTTAAACTATTCATAATATATAACAAAAATATATTATGAACGATACAAGTAATTCTATTATCGAAAATTTACCGAAATCAAAACAAAATTTCTTAACAAATAAACGTTTAGATAGTATTTTCAAAACATTTCGGAATTGTGAGCAAAAATGGTTAAAAAATGACCTTTCATTAACAAATTCAAAAGTTTTTTTTCACAAACAATTGAAAAATGAATCTATCAAACAAATGGATTCGTTCGATAACTCAATACGCGATAAAATAGAAAATAACTCCTTTTTTGAACAAAAGTTTGAATTACAAATACAATCCAACAAATACAATATTGATTTCTTTCATCCTAAAGGTAAAATGTCCAAAATACAAATTCAAGACTTTTTTTCAGATTGCTGCATGAAAATATATATTTGGTTGTCTTATATCCAACCTTTTATACGAACTAATTGTAGTAAAATTATGGATATTTATATTTGGTTTACCAATGAGAAAAAACAATTAATACAAAATGAAAAAACGTTTAGTTCTAAACACGCAAACAGTGCGTTTACAACATCATGTAAAGCAGAAACAACTATTTATATTTATAGAAAAGAGGAATGGTTTAAGGTATTTATTCATGAAACTTTTCACAGTTTAGGTTTGGATTTTTCACACATAATGAATGATAAATATGAACAACAAATTATTTCCTTATTTCCTGTGAAAAGTATACAAGGTATTCGTTTATACGAAAGTTACTGCGAAGTATGGGCCGAGTTATATCATACTTTATTTATTGCGTTTTTTCAAACTACGAATCTAATAGATTTTAAAACAATGTCAAAGAGTTTGTTTGTTAATGAAATACAATTTTCAGCATTTCAAGTTGTAAAAATATTAAAGCACTATGATTCTTCACTCGAATATGATTCTTTTATTAAACATAAAACACCAGTCATTGTTGAAAGTACGTCTGTTCTATCGTATTATATTATTAAATTTGTACTGCTGTTTTATTGTCGCGAATTCGAAACATGGTGCAGTAAATACAATGGAACTTTATTTCTTCAATTTCAGTCTAAAAATATCCCCCTTTTTTATCAATTTATCCATTCTAAATATAATTCTTCGGTTATATTAAATTATTTAAGAGAAATTGAAGTGAAATATAATAAATTGAATATCAATATGGAACTCAACCGAACAATGAGAATGACGTTGAATGAAATATAAAATTGATTTAACTAAATAAAAGTATACAACTATTACATAAACAATACAAAAAGGTAGATGGGAGTAAAATGTTTAAATCGTTATTTAACACAACAGTGTCAAAAAACCTCTATAATGAAAGAACATATTTCATGTTTAAAAGGACAAAAAATTGCGATAGATACAAGTATATATTTGTATAAATATCGATCACAAGATGCTTTACAGGAAAGTTTTTATAATATGATTTCACTATTTCGCAAATACGATATTATTCCATTATTTATATTCGACGGTAAACCACCACCGGAAAAAATGGATGCGTTGAAAGAACGAAAAATGTTGAAATTAGATGCGGAAAAGGAATACAATGTACTTCAAAAGTCTTTAGAGATAATCGAAGACAACGGTATGAAGGAAACTATATTAGGAGAAATGGAATTATTAAAACGCCAATTTGTCCGCATTTCAGATAGACATGTAAAATCTGTAAAAAAAATTATGGATGCTTATGGAGTTCAATATTATGACGCTTTTGGGGAAGCTGATAGAGTATGTGCGTATTTGTGCAAGGAGAAGTGTTATGGATGTATGAGCGACGATATGGATATGTTTGTATATGGTTGTCCTGTAGTAATACGACATTTAAGTTTGATTCATGAAACGGTTCTTATCTATTATACTGACAAAATATTGTCTGATTTAGACATGCCACATGCTTTGTTTAAACAAATCTCGATATTATCTGGTACAGATTATAATATTCACGATAATGATATTTCACTATTTGAAACACTGAAATGGTTCAAAGAATATAATCGAACAGATCGACAAAACGATGAAAATGTAGAAAGGGGGTTTTATTATTGGTTACGTAACCATACAAAATATATTAAGAATTTTGAATCTTTGGAACAAATACATTCAATGTATAATATGGATATAAGTTTGCCTATTTTAGATGAATTAGTAGTTTGTATTCAAGAGAAATATAATAAACGCGAATTAGAAGAAATCATGAAAGAACATGGTTTCATCTTTGTATAATAAAATTTATAACATTCTGAATATGATATAAATTTTGAATATTCTTTTTTAGTTATTTAAGAGAAATACTTAGGCAGTTGCCTCGACCTTGATGAAGTGAGGCTTCATGTAACGCTGAAGATTGAAGTAACTTAGTTCGTCATCGACACCGACCTTGAGTAGACTAGTAAGTTTGTCATCAGGCACGATGAAACGACCATTGTCGGGACGCTGAAGGTTGTTGGCACGGATATAAGCGTTGATCTCCTTGCTTACCTCAGTACGTGCCATCTCAGTACCAATGGTCTTGCCAAGGAAGTTGGCAAGCTCATCGCTGATACGACAAGGCTTAACAAATCCAGAAGGTTGACGGTTTCCGGCACGCTTGGCGCGCTTGGAAGATGCCTTCTGGGCAGCCTTGAGTTCACGGGTTACAGACTTCTCAAGAGTCTTGAAATCACCCTTCATGGTGGAGAAGATGCTAGTGATTTGCTGAAGCTTGGCACTGAACTCATTGAGTTTCTGCTGGATGGCAGGGGTCTCCTCAACGACCTCGTTGGCAACGGGGGCAGCAGTAGGGGCAACCTCCTTGGGGGTAGGTGCTGACTCAGCAACCTTAGGGGCATCAGCGGCAGCAGCAGCAGGGGCGGCAGCAGCAACCTTCTTGGCAGCGGTCTTCTTTGCGGGTGCGGGGGTAGTTGTTGTCTTAGTGGCTCTTACCATTCTAATTATACTATGTATAGAGGGGTTTTTTTAAGTGGTTTAACGCATTAAATCAGTTTTTCCTAAAGGTTTCACTTGGTAATAGGAGTACTATACTTTAGGAGATTCGTTTATTTTATCATAAAATTGATTTTATTATGTTTTTACGTATATTATCATAAAATTGTGATTATGGAACTAGAAGAACAGCAACTTAATAATATAAATGCTTATTTAAAGATTAATATTGTTAAAATGGAACCTGAAAGATTCATAGCTATTTCAAACTGTCATGTTCATTCTTGTGTAGAACAATATGAAATTGTGACGTCTTGTAACGAAAACTGCATTAGTCAATTTGCTTCAAATGCTGGTGGAATGACATCGTATCATTATTTGAAATTGGAAGGGATTTTGTATATTTTACAAGCGTGGACGGGGGATATTGACGAAATTTATAATGTAACTGATAAATGGATTAATAAACACAGGATTTTATTTGAAAATATTCAGTAACATCGGATAATTTTCATATAATCGTCTTATTAAATATGGTAATGTATCTTGAAAATCTCCATAGGGGACATATTTGAATACATGGTGTTCATTGGATATTTGTTTCGATAATTTATCACTCATGCCCATTAATTGCGCAAAATGTACTTGTTTTGTTTTATGTGTTTTTAATAGTTCAATTGCATGTAATACACTGTCTTCATTGTGTGTAGCACATAATAATTTGTCTTGTTGTTTGCTATGGTTAAAAAATAAATCAATCCCATTATTGTAATTATCGTGTGTTTCATCGATTGAATCAAATAATATATTGTGTTTTTTATCTTCATTATAATATGCTCCTCGTACCAATTTGAATCCAAGAAAATAGTCACGTTCACAAAACATGTCGTGTTTTAATACATTCAGTGAATCGTTTCGATATAATTGATAGGTTTTGTATATATTTACTTGTTGCTTATTATAATGTTTTATAAATTTATCACTAATATCATATATGTCCTCCTGGATTTCGTAATTTTCAGCATCAATAAGCAATTTACACTTATTTTGTATTGCTCGTTTTGTAATATCTTCCAAATAGGTTTCAACATCATTCCTGTTTTGAACATTCAACGCACTCAATTTAATCGCAATATGTCGGTTTGGATAAGTTTGGATTAAATCCATGATCTCATGAAAATTTTTTTGATGCTGAGATTTATTTTCATTACTATAGTCCAAGATAGGTGTCATATTCTTTTTTTGGATTTTTCTCATTATAATTGGCAATTGCTTTCTTGTGCAGGTAAATCGGTTAACTATAGGAATCCACATCTTATATTATGGTCTAAAAAAATAATATACAAAATTATTGAATGTATTGAAATATCATTACATTCACTTATGGAAGTTGAGTTTAAATTAATGACTCGTATAACCAAGGCATATTACTACGCGCGTCTCTATTTATAACGGTTAATACACTTAATACATGTATTGAACCAATTGTTTTATATTGGTGTTCAATACCAGTATATACCATATCTTCCATTACACATAAACAGCGTGACATTAATTGCTCAGTTGTTAGTTCCGAAATATTTATATTTGTGAACATACCAAATGGGTCCCATAACGGACATATTTTGATTTTTGTATAGGTTGGTATTTGTGCTCTATATGTCCATATATCTTTTAATATACGATAATATCGCAAATAACATGCTTGATCTAAATTCAAAAACCAATGATAATCTGAATAATTTCCTAGTTGATCTATCTCAATAAATAACGCACGTGTTCGCTCTTCGTTTGTTTTCGAACGTATATTTCTTATAGTTTCTAGCATTTGTCCATGGTTATATTGACTATCTATACCAATTGATAATGTACGAGAACGTAAATCATTATTACCACTTGATGACGACCGAGGACGCGCGTGAATACGGGTTGGCAATTCACGTTTTGGTATATCCCCATTCATTATTTTTAATAAATTATGTAATCTATAAATTTTATTAATTTCACATTTCATTGGACTTCGATTGTATGGATTTTTTATTCTTCTTCTCAATTCTCCCCCTTTTTCCTTTATTTTTATATATTGAAGCAATGATGATATTTCAAAACCATATATAAAATTCTCTTTGTCTTTATAACTAAAAAAATTATCGAATGGAATATCTATTAACGGATCCATTGTATAAAAATCACTCTCATTTACACATAACTTACGATCGAATTTTGCCGGTCCCATTAAGTCCAGTATAATTTTGGTTAAGTAACGTCTAACAGTTTTTTGAATAGTAACAACTAAACGATGTTGCTCAAAAAAACGTTTTAACTTTTCATATAAGACCTTTTTTGTTCCCATTAACGTAAAATCATGTAACGATTTTATAGCATTTTTTGCTTCTCTTTTATCGTATGATTTATAATAACACGGAATTATAAACGATGTTTTGTAATGTTTTAAATGTTGCTTAATCTGAGGTAATTTTAAAATGTCTATTCTAGTTGGATCTGATAAATATTGATTTACCGTAATAATAGAGTTAGTTGTCGAATTTGTTTTATTTTCGATTATATTTGCGTTTCCTGTGTCTGAATGTATTACCATATCCACTTCAATTAACTCGTTCTCTAACATTATAATAATCCTATATTATATATTTATATTTATTTTTTGAATAAGTGTTATAAAATGACTCGAAATTCGTCTCATTATTATATAAAAATACATTTCCATAAAATTGATTTAAAGATAAGACCATAATGTATTGTATAATTAGATCTCAGTTAAAAATGTCTAAACCAATTGTACTTTCTACTTCCGAATGGGACACCAGCGCTCTTAAGTTCATGCCTCCTAAGGTCAATGATAAGGGTATGTTGTCTATTAATGTTATTTCCACTCAAACGAATCGTTCTCTGCATATTTCAACTCCTATGATGATGACATGGGGAATTAGTGATTTTGATGATGGAAGTGGTGGTGATGGCAAGTTCACCATGACTTTGAATTTTCCTACAGAGGACTACCGTAAGCCTTCTACCGATGCTTTCCTACAAAAGGTTGTTGATTTTGAGAACGAGGTTCTTGATCAGGCAGTCAAGAACTCCGAACTATGGTTTGGTGAGGAGATGAGTCGTGAGGTATGTAAGCACTCATTCTTTCCTTTCTTGAAGCAAGCATATATCAAGGGAACCAAGAAGATTGACCCAACAAAGTCTCCTAGTATTCGCGGAAAGGTCCCTTGTTATGACGGAAAGTGGGGTATTGAACTCTACGACACCAGTAATAAGATGATTTTCCCAAATGACAATGATCGTGTTACACCTCCTGATTTTGTTCCCAAGTTGAGTCAGGTTGCTTGTGTTCTCCAGTGCGGTGGCATTTGGAAGGGTGGTAAGGGATGGGGTCTTACCTGGAAGGTCATCCAGTGTGTTGTTAAGCCTAGAGAGGTTGTTAGTGTATATGGACAGTGTCGTGTCATGCTCAGCGATGAGGATAGAGGAGCAATCGCATCTCAGAATATCCCCCACAATGATAATGATGACGTTGAGGAAACTGTGTTTACTAAGACAGAACAGCAAGATGTTACTGCCGAGGATAGTGACGATGAGTCTGCTACTCAAGAGGCAGCAATGCCCGATATTGTTGCCGACGAGTCTGCTGCTCAAGAGGCAGCAACTCAGGAGGAAGAGGCACCCGCACCTAAGAAGAAGATGATTAAGAAGAAGGTTGCTGAACCAGTTGTAGAGGAGACAGCACCCGCACTTAAGAAGAAGGTGGTTAAGAAGAAGAAGGTGGTTGCCGAGGAAGCAGCATAGGTAAAAAATAAAAAAAAGGTATATTAACACACCCAATATTCAAATATGTATGTATATTTGTATATTTTTTTCAACATTCTATTTGGAACAATATTTGTAATATAATCTGGTTCGGTTTTCATCTTCCTCCCTTTGGATTTTCATATTTTCATTACTCCGTTTTAGTAGGGCATTCGAATCCAGGGAATGTATTTTTTCAGCGTGCATTATTGTATTTTCATATTGTAACTTTTTCGGGCGTTCTGATTGCTCTCGTTTATATATTTTAATGTCTTCAAAATGTTGATCAATCATTATTTTATGATGTTTTTTATCAACATCCGTTAAATCTAAATCCATAATTCCTTTATAACCATGTATTATGTATGAATCATACTTATTGTCCATATTTAAACTATAATTTTATTATATTTTAAATTCATTATAGTATTATCAAAAATCAATTTAATGTTAGTGAAATATTAATTAAAATCGACCCTCTTTTGCTATTATCATAAATATTTGTGCTATTAATTAATGAAATACCATTGTTTGGTATAGTTATAGTCTGTTGATTCGTTAATTTTAAATTTTCTCGCGGGAATGATATTTTTTTATTTCCTACGATAAACTCTATTTTTTCAGTTTCCCATAACTCCTGAATACTAAATGTTTTGGATATGTGGATATTATTATTTTCATCAATGTTTATATTTTTATCTAATTGTGGATATATTTCTATACATAAATCTTGTCCACAATTATCATAAATCAATTCATGATGCCATAATGGTATATAATATTCAACACCGTTTTCATTTAATTTATATAAATTATCTATCAAAATGTCACTTAATGTTGGAAAAATACGTATGATTTTTGTATTTTCATCTTTTTCTTTACAAAGTAAACGGATCTTTTCAATAAAACTTTCGGGTATATATGATTGTTTTTCCATGAAGTCTATTATTTTTTTACATTTTTCGATTGGCATGTTTTGAAATAAATTAATTGCTTTGTATTCACATTTATTTTGTAAATGTCCCAAAACTTTGGACAATAATTTTGTTTTGATCTCTTGAATGAGTTCGTTTTCTAAAAATGGTTGAAAATATTGTTTAATATTTTGTACGTAACTAGGAACTATAAATGATGTTTGACTGTCTTCTAATTCTATATCGCATTCATCATCATCCATATATCCATAATATTTCATTAATATTTCATAATGCTCTTGGATCTCGTTGAATTTTTCACTTGTACTTTCTTGTTGTTTATCTGGATGATATTGTAACGCACATTTGAAATAGGTCTTACGTAGAATTTCTCTGTTTATTTGACATTCTTTTAAGTCGAATGTTTGAAGACATTTCTGTATTGTTGTATCCATGAATATGATTTAATATATTTAAAAGAATTATCTCTAAATGGTAAATCGGTCGATAATTATTATTATACTGTTTTAGTTGATCGTAAATTTCTTGTGTAATTGTATTTAGTGAATCGTTACTCAATTTTCCTTCACTTATAAAATGAATCAAAATATTCCATAATACTTCGGCAAAATCTAAATTATAAACTAAAATGTCATATAATGCTTCACGAAAATCAAACAAGGATAATTTTTTGGGGTGAATCATTTTTGTAATAATGGAATTGCATATAATATCAAAATATTCTTCGGGAATTTCATCTAAATTTTCCACTTTGGAAATCATTTTTACTTCCTTCAAATTATTAATATGCGAACATTCGATTTCAATCGGTTTTTGTAAAAAATTATAGATTTTACTTATTGGTCGTCCTATATTTACGATATATACACTTTCAATAATACTGTTTGGTATGAAACTTATATGTTCACTGATTAATATGTATTTTATCTGAAATGGCAATAACGCACTGTTATATTGCTGAACATAACTATAGAATAAAGGCAATAATTCTGTATGTATTTTATGAAAATTTTTACATAAAATAATACCCTTTTTATTTGGCGAAACGGATATTATATCCACTATCTGTAAAAATAATTCGTGCCAAACCAATTTGGCATTACATCCTAATAACCCCATGTCTATCTCATAATGAATATCACTTATTTTATAACTATAATTATATTTATCACTATTTAATATCATTTTTTTTTCATATTTTAAGTGACTTGGACTATATTTCTCTATGTAGCGCAATGCTTGTGTATATTTACCCGTTCCACATGGTCCATATAATATTAAATTTCCCATGTGATTAGCATCAGTTGGCAATTTTTCTTCAAAATTACTTAATTCAGGATGAAACGGAACCTTCTTGGTTTCCTGTAAATAATCATCAAATGTTGTTTCGTAAAATTTCATTCAAATTATAATATACTATAGTTTGAATCAATCATTTATGTTTATTCTGGTGTAAACTATTTATTGCGTTGTTTTTGATATGGTGGAACACAATTTATTTGCGTTTACCACATTTGCTATGGGAAATAAAATCGAAATAAGCAACATTAATAATAACCACGTCTTATATGCACCAGATAATGGCATTATTGGTGTGAAATCAACACAATAACTATACGTTAGAAACATCAGTGTAAATGTTGCCACTATAAACATCGTTTTGTATATGTTTAATTTCCATTGATTGTTACGGGTTAATTTGATATGTCCATATTCTTTTTTCATATAATTTGCCATTATCGTCATAAATACAGACGCCGTTAATTGTAATATTATTGCAGGCAATATTATCCATACCAATGGAATATATATTTTGTCTTCAGGCGTGTATCGAGTTTTTGGTATATCAATGGTCAATGCACGAAATCCTACGTTACTGTCTGAAATTAGTTGAAATATAAAAATTACTACATATAATGTTTGAATACCTGTAATAAAATTAAAACTTATTGGTTCGGTAATATTATTATACAATCCACTAAATAATACTAAAAGTATGATTAGTAAAAAGAAATATTTCATGAAAGATGTGTTATACATGTTATATTATAATGTCTTATTTTCCTTGTAAATAATTTGTTTGAATCCATTCTTCTAATTCTGTTTCATCACATTGCTCGTATTTTAATGGGCATTTTTTTAACGGGAAAAACTTGGGTTTCGTCATAGATAATGTTTTGTAAAATATGTAGGGACCAAATTTGCCATTTCGTATTGAAAGTTCACTAGTTATAGTTCGTATTGTATTATTATCTTTCTTTGATGTATTTATTATTTCTAAAGCATCTTTATAAGTAAATTTATCAATGGATGATGTCCATGTTTTTAAATTGTATGTCTGCTCATTCCATGACAAATAATGTCCATATCGCCCTTTTTTGATATACATATCATGCTTCTCGTATTTTCCCAATGATTCTATAGGTTTTTCTAAAATAGTTTCCAAGTCATATTCATTGTTTCGTAATTTTTCTACATCGACATTTTCTTGGACTTTTAAATATTCAATTGAACCATCTTCCAATGTTTTTCGAATGGATGGTCCATATTGGGTAAATAGTATTTCATGATTATCGTCTATTATATATTTTTCTTTTCCTACCTTTTCTATCTTCTTGGACAATTGAGTAATTTCATCTAAACATTCTTCGCATAACATATTCCATGTTTTATTATTCTTCGCAATATTGTCTAAATCTTCCTCCATTTGTTTTGTATAATCATATGAAAACATAGATTCGAAGTTTTTTAATAGAAATTCTATAGCCAATATACCAGCAGGGTGTATTTGTAATTTGGACTTTTCGTTTCCAAATGTTTTCTCTAGTTGGATTTTTTGAACATCTGATTTCCATGGCAATATATATTCCATACACTGGTGGATCTGTCCAAGAACATCATCGCATTTTACATACCCTCTTTCTTGGATAGTTTCTACAATCATAGCAAATGTTGATGGTCTACCTATGCCAATTTCCTCCAATTTCTTAATCAAACTTGCTTCATTGTAATAACTATGTTTGGAACGAACCACCACATTACTTTCTATCTTAGAATATTTTACTTCTTTGTCCAAGAAGGTTCTAAAATACATTTTTAACCCTATTTCTTCATTTTGTTCCAATTGTTTATCAGTTACAATTTTCCATCCAAGAAAAACCGGGGTTTCTATTACATGTTTATATTCTGTTTTCTTGGACTTATTGTCAACCATTATGTTTGGAGCAGATATACATACAGGTGTGTTCATATATTTTGCTTCACTCATACAACTCTCTAATGTATTCTTCCAAATCAGTTTATACATAGATGCTTCACGAGGATTTGTTCCAATCGGTATTGATGATAAATGAATGTCGGTCACACGAATTGCTTCATGAGGATTATTTTTATCATTATTAACAACATCCTTTAACTGTCCAAGAAATTTCTCACCGTATTTTTCACGAACAAGTTTGGTTACTGTGTCCAAGAAAGGTGGCGCATATTTCATACTATCTGTTCTCATATACGTAATTAACCCCTTTTGGTACAAGGTTTGACATAATTGCATAGTTTGTTTCGGATTCGTATGTAATGTACTACTTGCTGTTTGTAACAACCTAGACGTGTTAAATGGTTTCGGAGGAGATTTCTTGGACTCCTTGTCTTTCTCTATGGTCAATACATGATTGAATGGTTGAGAGTCTTTTAGAAATTTTTCTATTTCTCCTTCTTCTTTGAACTCATGTCCAAGAAGAAACTGAATATCTCTTTCTGTAAAAATACCATGTGTTTTATAGTTTTTTTCAGGTGTAATATTCTTCTTTTCCTGAAAATTATCGTAAATTAATCTCAAAGCAGGAGTTTGACATCGACCTGCCGATAAAGATTTATCTTTACTACTGTAAACATGTTTCCATAAATGCGGAGAAATTTTAAATCCTACTAATATATCTAATATTTGACGCGCTTGTTGTGCTTTTACTAAATGTATGTCTATTTTAGTAGGCGCGTTTACTGCGTCATTTAACGCCTTTTTTGTGATTTCATGAAACAATATTCTTGGAGTCGTTTTAACAGACAAATCAAATAATTCACATATATGCCACGCAATACCTTCACCCTCACGATCATCATCAGTTGCTAATATGACATTGTGTTTTGGATATTGCTTGATAATCTTTTTCATTTCTTGGACATGAGATTGCTTTTCTTTAATTAAAGTAAAATTTGGTTGAAATCCATTCTTAATATCAATATTTTTCAATCCGGTCAATTCTCGAATATGACCTTTACTCGCAATACATTTGTAATTTTGTCCAAGATAAGATTCTATTTTACTACACTTCGATGGCGATTCTACAATAATCAAATATATAGATAATCCTTTATCAAATGTATAAGACGACGATGTGCTCTTATATTTTTTTTTGGGTCCCATTACATAACATCCCCTTTTATGTTTATTCTGTTTATAAATAGTTCTTATAATGACTTATAAACAAAAATCTATGATAGACTAAATGTTAGTGAATGAAGATAGACTAGTTGATTGGATAGAGTCCAAGAAAGGTCTTGTTATTACACGAAGTAAATTTAACGAAAAACAATACAATTTTTCAAATATTAATTCGGCACAATACGCGTGTATTACTGGATATGGAATTATTATTAAACACTTCTTTACAAATTTAATTCAACATTTTAAAAAAGGTGTTGTCTTAATTATTATCGAAAGTGATTTGATCGATATTTCAAAAGAACAACTCGACCATATTAATTTATTACATTGTTTTACTTGGAATGTACCATTTAACCACAGCAAAATGTCTGTATTGCCAATCGGATTGAACTATAATCGTCAATTTAAAGTACTCGAAAACTGGCTTTCGAAAAATAAATCATCTCAACCTACCAAACTATTGTGTATGAATTGCTCGCTACATACGGATCCATCACGCAGCACTTTAGTTGAGTATTCAAAAGAACATTGGAGTTCATTTTGTACCATTCTGGATTACATTTCTTCATCGTTTACTTATTTTATTCCCTCTTTTATCGAAGGACAAATTCAAATAAACGTAACCAATTCAAAATGTTATGATTTGTGGAAAGACTTCAAATTCGTTTTATCACCAAAGGGTGCTGGATTAGATTGTCATCGTACATGGGAAGTTTTGGCAATGGGGTCTATACCTATTGTATTATCATCCACCATAGATGACGCGTTTAAACATTTGCCAGTTGTTATTCTAGATACATGGTCTGAAATAAACGAACAATTTCTACAGACTAAATATGACGAAATAATGAAGAAACATGAGAATAATGAATATAAAATGGAAAAACTACAGTTAGATTATTGGACAAAGAAATTTCAAACGAAATTAAAAATGAAACGCCCTAAAATTCATTTTATTACATATGCGAATAATGCGTTTGAAAATTCAAAAAAACGGTTATTAGATGAAGCGCACACATTTGGTGAGTTTGATAGTATCAAAGGGTTTGGTCCGGACGATATTAAACGAGAACAACATAATGAGGAATTTAACAAAATATTAGATATGCCCCGTGGCGGAGGTTATTGGTTATGGCGTCATGATATTATTAACGAAACAATCAAAAATATCGACGACGATGATTTTTTGATTTATTTGGATGCCGGGTCAACGTTAAACCAAAAAGGGAAAAAGCGATTTTATGAATATTTGCAAATATTGGACGAAAGTAAAAAGGGGATATTATCATTTCAAATGAATTTAATGGAAAAACACTGGACAACAAGAGAAATATTCGATTTTATGGGTGAAAGTATTGATGGTGAAATTGCGAATAGTGGGCAATTATTAGGTGGTATTTTAATCATGCAGAAAAATACGTCTTTATTACAATATATGAAATTATATAGTGAAATTATTAATAATCATCCTCTTCTAGCAACGGACATTTTTAACGAAAAACAAACACATGAAGGTTTTCAAGACAATCGCCATGAACAGAGTATTACAAGTATTTTACGAAAAAAGATGAAACTACCTGTTATTGATGGCGATGAAAGTTGGAAACCACCCTTTGGTACAGGCGAATCATTAGATTATCCATTTTGGGCAACGCGTATACGTAATTAAACCATTGAAAAAAACTCGTATTGTTGTGAACGGAGATATGTTCGATCATATTCATCTTTCGAATAAGTATAATCAATATCGCACAAATCTGGATTCCATTTTACATGTTTATCATCAACGTATTTGATGTTACATAATAAAAATAGTTGTTTGAAAAAATCTCTAATTATAAAACATAAATACACTATATTTGAATATACATAATCCATTAATATATCCACAGAAAAAAACTTAAAAAATAAACAATATAGTTAGTAGAGATGAATTCGATAAAGAAAAATTATGCTTTTGTTTTGAAGTCTATTAAAAAAGACAGAACGCTCAAACCTACAACGGATTCACTTAAAAATAAAAATTATATTGTTGCGGGAGGAACAAGAGGTATTGGATTTAATATTGCTAAGAAACTAGCGTTATATGGAGCAAATGTTACTATCATAGGAAAGACCGAATCAAAGCATCCTAAATTGAATGGCACTATATATAGTGCTGCTGAAGAAATAACTGAACTGACGCAAAAGTCGAATTGCATGGCAATCCCTTGCGACATTCGTGAACCCGAACAAATGGACTTTGCTATTAGTAAAACATTGGAGACATATGGAAATATTGATGGAGTTGTATTGAACGCAAGTGCCTTATGTTTAAATAATACAATAAATCAAACGGAAAAAGAAGTGGATTTGATGAGTGGAGTGAATATTAATGGAACTTATTTGTTTGGTCAGAAATGTCTACAACATATGCGCAAAAACGAGCAAGGGCATATGTTAATTATTGCTCCTCCGTTAAATATGCTTTATGATGACGATTGGTGGATAAATCACATTTATTATAGTATGTCGAAATTCAATATGTCACTAATGGCAAAATACTGGAACAAAGAATTTTCACATATTGGAATTAATACACTTTGGCCGCGCACGACTATTAACACTGCTCCTGTTCAAAATTTGCTAGGTGGTCCAGAAATGGTTGATATTTCTAGAACTACAGATATAATGGGTGATGCGGCGCGCAGCATTTTCTGTACCGATCCTCTAATATGTAACGGCAAAAACTTTATT